CTCCGCCGTCCCCCGCTCGCGGCCGGCCTCCGCCGCAGCATCGATTTCAGCCCAAAGCGGCGCGGCCTCGCGATTCAGGATGAACCCCGAAAAATAATGCTGCTCCTCGACAGGATAGCCGAGCCGAGCAGCCATCGCCGCGAAACCCCGCGCGGTCGAACCCCGATCGCCCGCCACCACCCAGTCATAATCCTCGAGCTGGAGCACGTCATAAGCCGGGCTCGCCCAGCCGATCGGCACATTCGCCCGCTTCAGCTCCGGAGCCTGCGCGCTGAGCACCGTCGGCAGATAGACGAGCAGCAGCACCTCTGCCCCCGCCGCCTCGTCCCTCACCGCATCCCGCAGCGCCGCCGTCGAGGCGGCGAGCAACGCCCCCGCCTCATCGAGCAGCGCCGTCTGCCCGGTATCCAGCACCCCCCGCACATCGGGAATCGAAACCGGGCTCCCTCCGAACGCCGCCCGCGCCGCATCGTCATAGAGGCAGGGCCGTCCATCCGGCATCACCCACCACCAAGGCTCGCCGATCTGGAACCGCGCCGCCTGCCCCGCCGTCACTGCGATCCCGACGAACGCCCGCGCCACCTGCTGCAGATACGACATCGCCCCGGCATGCGCCGGCGACAACAGCGCGGAAGGCGGCGACCATCCCGTCAGCCCCGGCGAGCCATCCTCCGCCCGCTGCTTCCAGTCCCCCCAGCAATGCGCGTCGAACAGCTCATAGGAAAGCGACAGGATCAGACCGAACCCCAGCCCCTCCGCCCGCGCCGCGAAGTCCGCATGCCACGCCGCGCACGGCGCGTTGAGCACGCCCCCGTCCAGGCTCACCAGAAAGGCCGAGGCCCCCGCGTTCCATTCGAGCCGGAAATAATGGCTCATCCCGACATAATGGTTGATGAGCCCGCGATAGCCGAGCTGCACGATATTCCGCAGCATCCGCGCCGGCGTCACATTGTAGCTGTCGTCGTATCCGGTCGCGATCCGCAGCCCATGCTCGGGCGCCAGCGCGTCCCCGATCGCCAGAACCGACCCCGCCCCCTCGCAGACGATCCCGCTCAGCTCGGCCCAGGCCTCCGCCGGAGCAGCCAACGGCGCATCCGCACCCGAATATCCCGGCGGCACCACCGATATGAACAGCCGGTCGATATCCCCCGCCCATACCGGATCGGCGTCGGCCGGCAGCGCGAAACCACCGTCCAGATCGGCAAAGTCGATCGCTATCTCGGCGTCGTCCGGATCGCCGCTCGCATAGTTCCACAGCCGCACATACCAGGCGCGCGGGCTCCCTTCCACGTCGCGCCCCTCGATCGTCAGCGTCGGGCCATTGACGGCGTCGAGCGGCATCACGCCCCCCGACCGCCAGCGAAACCGCAGCCGGCAAGCCCGGAAATCGCGCGCCGTCTCATAGGCGAGCAGCGGATGATCGAACCGATCCTCCGCCTCCCAGATCAGCCCCGCCAGATCGTCCGCCTTGTAGAAAACCGCATCCACCCGCAGCGCATCCGCCGCGGCTCCAGTCGGAAGACAGGCCTTCGCCGATCACCGCGTAGGGATAGGCCGCCCGCGCCGGCACCCCGTCAAAGATCTCGACGCCCCCCAGCCCACCGCGCAAGGCGGCCACCACCGCCGCCTGCACCACGCCCGCAGCGCTCATCGCGCCACCGCCTTCAGCAGAGCCCCGAGCCCGCGCAGCCGCACGTCAAGGATCACCCTGATCCCCAGCCCTTTCCCGCTTATCACCAGCCCATCCCCGGTTTTCTCCACGAATATATCCCCAGGCAGCTCCTCGCGCGCCACGGCCTCGGCCAGCGCCACGATCCGCTCCACTCGCGCCGCCGCGATCCGCCTCCCCCGCGCCAGCAGCCTTTCCATCATCGCTCCTCCTCCGCCCGCAGCAGCACCCGGTCGGGCAGCCGCGGATCATCGGTCCGCGCCCGCACGCGCAGCCGCCGCCCGCGCCAGATCAACCGATCGCCCACCGCCACATCGGCATCCGCACGCAGCGTCACCCGCCAGCGCGGCAGCGCCTCGATCGCCTCCCCCGCGACGGGCGCCCCCGTCCCGTCCGGCACGATTTCCGCCCAGGTCGAACCGACCGCGCCCCAGGCGCCCGCCGCGCCGCCAAGCGCATCTCGCTCGGCCGCGCGCCGCTGCACCTCGACGCGCTCGCTCAGCGCCCCCGCCAGTTCCGCTCGCCCTGAGCCTGTCGAAGGGCCGCTCATCGCAGCCGCATCCTGCGCCACGGCCGCCACAGCGCCGCCACCGCCGCCGGTGGCCCCTCGTCGTCCGCCCGATCCCGATGCGCATAGAGATGCGCGACCAGCCGGATGATCCCCTGGCGCAATGCCTCGGGCACGCCGTTCCAGTCCGCCGCCATTCCCGCCCGATAGGTGACGCTCACCCGAGCTTGCGCCCCCGGCTGCGTCACCCGCACCCAGCCGTCGCCATTGGCGTCGATGTCGATTGCGTAAGCCTCGACGGGCAGGTCCCCCACCGCCTCGATCGACCTCACCGGCGCGATCGACAGCCGCCGCCATTCGCACGAAACCGGCACCGTCTCGATCACTTCGCGCGCGATCAGCGCCTGTCCGGTAAAGCCCTCGCACAGGCCCGCCGCCGTCCGCACGAGCCCGGCGATCAGCCCATCCTCCGCCTCATGCTCGACACGCAGATAGGCCCTGACCTCGTCGAGCCCGACCGGCGCGGCCGCCGCCTCCATCACCGCGCCCATCAGCGTTCCTCCACGCGCAGCGTCAGCGACCGTTCATCCGCCCGCCCGTCCGACAGTATGACGCTCGCCGCTACTCGATAGACATGCCCCGGCACCCCGCCGCCCAGGCGCACGCTGGTTCGCAAGTCCTCGACAACCTCATCCTGCACGACAATGCCGCCCGGCTCGGAAGGCGTGACGACCCACAGGACGGAGGAAATGGCCGCATCGCCCACCCAATTCGGCGGCCAATCAATGCCGTAATCGAGGATCGCCTGCGGATCCTTCAAATGGATGCTCATACCCGCTCCCGCTAAGTTTGATCCGAATTGGTGGGTTCCCCGCCCGCACCGTCATCCCGCCATTCCGGGAAGGGCGGCCGAGTTGCGCCCACCCGAATTGGAGCATTAAGCCGTTGTGAACTGCCGGCGTCGCATCACACCGAAATCGATGACCTGGCCCCTGCTCCTCCAGCTCGCGCTCACATTCGGCGCCGCGACCCTCTTCGCGCTCGCGCTGCGCCCTGCCGGCCCGCCACCGGACACCGACGAATGGGGAAACCGCAACAGCTGGTGATCAGGTGAACGCCGCCGGCCCGATCGCCCCGCTGTTCCGGATTTCCAGATAGCCTCCCTGGTTCTCATGCACCCCGTCGGCGGTGAACGCATTCGCCACGCCCGTCACCTTCCATTTGCCACTGTTCCGGCCGCTTTCGATCACGTCCGCCAGCTCGAAATAGCCCGCCAGGGGCGAAGGCCGCCCGCGCACATAATCATTGAACGCCGCGATCTGCGCCGCCTGCGCGTTCTGCGTCTGGTTCGCCAGCGTCGCCCAGTTGTCGCTGCTTGCCGATACAGGGATCAGGGTCGTATGCCAGACGGGCTTGCCCGCAAACTTGGCCCAGAAAGTCTGCGCCTCGCCCTGCACGGTCGCCGCCGACTTGTTCTCGCCTCCCTGCCGCAGCGCGTTGATGCCACGCGCCGAAACGACATGGCTGCACCAGGAAAGCATCGCGATCCGCTTCGAATAATTGCCCGCGGCATTGGCCGAAGCGAAGCCTTCCCCCCAGCTCCCGACATTCACATAGCCATAATGCGGCCCGATCGATCGCGCGATCTCGCCGAAATCGCCGCTTGCATCATGCTGGTCCCAGAAGCCCCAGGTCCGGCTGTCGCCATCAATGAAGATCGCGGGCCTGGTCGTCGTGCCGATGATCCCCACCGGATAGTACATCGGCCCGGTGTCGCCGGGCGTGGTCGCCGTGATCGTCCCCGACATCGTCTTGTCGGAAACGGTGACGCCATATTCCATCGCCTCGCCGTTCCCGACATCGACGCAGCTATAGGCCGTGCTGTTGAGCCGCCCCACGAATATGATCGATCCGGTCGTGCGGAACCACACCCTCACCCAGAAGTCCGCTCCGTCCGGGATAGCCACGCTCACCGCGTCGCTGGTGATATTCCCTCCGTTCGCGATCGTCCCGTTCGCCGATCCGCCGAACAGCACCTGCGTGAATGTCCCCGCCGGATATTCGATCGAGGCGGAGACCGTCGCCGACGATCCCGGATTGGTTTCCAGCCGTGTCGACAGATATTCCCAATACCAATTAGGCAGCACCAGTTGCAGCGAGGAAATACTCGCCCGCGCGCGATGATGACTGCGGCTGTTGAACTGCTTGTTGGTGCTGTTCGACGTATAGGGAATCCGGCACTTGGTCGCCACCATCCCCGTATAGGGGGCGAGCGAAGGCACCGCGGGCACCGCCGCCCGCCGCCCCCGCGCATAGCCGTAGCGAGCGCCCGCCATCAGTAGAGGGCCTTGATGCCCGTCGCCGTCGTCCCCGTCGCGCGCACCCGCGCCGGCCTCAGGTCGATCGGCGCGCCGGCCACCACGGCGAAGGTCTCCGCATTGCCATCTTCGCCCACCAGCGAGAGATTGCCGCTGCCATTCACCCACAGCGCCTTGGGCGTGCCCCCCGGCAGGTCCGCCCCGTCATTGGGCGTAACCGTGATCCACCGCTTCGCGGTCATGAGGGGGCTGTCGACCGAACTCTTGAAAGGGTCCGCCATCGTTGGTTTTCCTTGATATGCCTGAATAAAGATACCCGCGCCCGTTCGTCCCGAGCGAAGTCGAGGGACGTTGCGTGAGCGTGTCTCGACTTCGCTCGACACGAACGGGGCATGGGGCAGGTTGGAGCAGGCGGAGCTTTAGCTCGCCGCGAACTTCATCAGCTTGATCGCCTCGGAGTTCGAAACCCCGCCCGACACCCGCTTCACCGCATAGAAATGCACATAGGGCTTATGCGTGAACGGGTCGCGCAGGATGCTCGTCTCGCTCCGTTCCGCGATCAGATAGCCGGCCTTGAAATTGCCGAACGCGATCGACAGCGAGTTGGCCGCGATATCCGGCATGTCCTCCGCCTCGACAACCGGGTAGCCGAGCAGCGTATCCGGCTGCCCCACCGCCAGCCCCGGCGCCCACAGGAACGCGCCGTCGCTGGTCTTGAACTTGCGGATCACCGCCAGCGTCGCCGAGTTCATCACGAACACCGCGCCCTGGCGGTAGGGCGAGCGCAGGCTCTGCACCAGGTCGATCAGCCTGTCCTGCGGGTTGGAGGCGGCGAACGCCCCCGCCGCCCCGCTCGCCACATATTGCAGCGAACCCCAGGCGCGCACCGCATCCGCCTCATTGGTCGTGGTGTAGGTGGTGAACCCCTTGGGCTTGTTCGTCCCGTCGCCGGCAACAAAGGCTGCGCCCTCGGCCCGCCCGAATTCCCGCGCCACCTCGTCCGCCAGCCACGCCTCGACATCGAACAAGGCGTCGTCGAGCATCGCCTGGCTGGCCGCCGGATTGGCGAACAGATCGCCCCCCGGCGGCGCGACCTCGCGGAAGGTGGGCGTCGCCGTCTCCTCCCGCGCGCCACCCTCGGAAGCCCAGCCCGAAGGCGCCCCCCCGGTCGTCACCAGCTTGCGATAGCCGGCCGATCCAACCTTAACCACATTGGCGATCGTCCGGATCGGCGACACCGCCACCAACGCCGCATCGATCGAAGCATCGATCTCGCGCGGCACCGCATAGCCGCCGGCCGCATCGCTCGTCCCCTGGAAGCTCTTGAGCTCGATGCCTCCCTCTACGCCCTTGCGCAGATAGGCATCGACAAACGCCTTCCGCTCCGGGCTCTGGTCCCCCTTCGCCCCACTCAACGCCGGCCGCGCCGCCGCCACCGCATGTTCATCCATCCGCGCCTTCAACGCCGCCATCTCGGCGCGCAGCTCGGCCACATCCTCGGCCTTACCAGCCTGGTCGAAGCTCGCCTCGAGCGCATCGGCTTTCGTCTCGTACATTCGCTATCCTCCACATTGAAGAAAACCCGTTCGTGTCCAGCGAAGTCGAGACACGTCTCCACGTCCCTCGACTACGCTCGGGACGAACGGGAAGTGGAATTTCGAAGCGGCTATTCCTCCGCCACCGCATGCACCCGCGCCTTGGGCTGCATGGGAAAGGTCACCAGCGACACCTCGACCAAATCGAGATCTGTAAGTTCACGAGTTGTTCCTTCAACGCTCCCCCGCACGCGATAGCCGAAGGAGAGCCCCCCGATCGCCCCGTCCCGGAGCAAGGCCGCCGCCTCCCGCCCCACGGAAGACCGCTCGGACACCCGCCCGATCACCCGCAGCCCGCGCGCATCCTCGGCGATCTTCTCGATCCGTCCGATCGGCTTGCCCGCCTCATGCTGCCAGAGCAGCGGCACCCTCGCCGCGCCATCTGCCACCGCCCGCGAAAAGGCCCCCCGGCGCACGATATCCCCGCCGCGATCGATCCGATCGAACAGCGCCGCATAGCCCGCGAACCTCATCCGCGCACCAGATCGGTTAAGCCGAACCGCAGCGCCAGCCCCATCAGCAGCACCGCCAGCCCCACCCGCACGATCCACCCGATCGCCGCGTTGCGCGCCGCCGCCTTCGCGTCGCGCCAGGCGCCGAGCAACTGCCGCAGCTCCCCCAGGTCCCGCTGCGCCCCTGCGTCCGCCAAACCCAGCCGCTCCAGCGCCCGCTGAGCCCCCAGGTCGCTCGCCTCCTCCGCAAGCGCGCGCAGCGTCACCAGCCCTGCGCCCTCCTCTTCCGCCTGCATTATCAACCGCGCCAGCATCTCCGCCATCACGCCTCCTTCCGGGGCTCGAAGCCCAGCATCTCGCGTTTTTCATCCGCGCTCAGGAAATCCGCCGCCGTCACGGCCGCCCACAGCCGCTCGCGATCCACCGCCAGCGCCGGCACCGCATCGAGATCGACTGAGAGCCGCAGGCCCGGCCACCAGGCCGAAAGCCCCCGCGCCACCCCGTCCAGAATCCTGCCCGTCAACGGCAACACCGCCTGCCGCCACAGCGCCCGGTTCGCCTCGGCATAATTGGCGTAAGTGCTGTCCCCGGGCAGCCCGAGCAGCAGCGGCGGCACTCCGAACGCCAACGCGATTTCCCGCGCCGCCGCCGCCTTCAGCCCGACGAAATCCATGTCCGCCGGCGTCATGCTCATCGCCTGCCAGCGCAAGCCGCCCTCGAGCAGCATCGGCCGCCCAGCATTGGCCGCGCCTGCGAAGCTCCCGTCGATCTCGGCCCGCAGCCGATCGAACTGCTCCCCCGAAAGCGTCGCCCCCTGCTCCCCCGGCTCATAGACCAGTGCGCCGGAAGGCCGCGCCGCATTGTCGAGCAGCGCCTTGTTCCACTTCGCCGCCGCATTGTGGATCGCCACCGCGCCCGATGCCGCGCCCAGGCACCCCAGCCCATAATGATCGTCCAGCGGATGCAGCGCCTTCACATGCACCACCGAAGGCCGCCCCGACCCATCG